GGCGGGAAAGCCCCTGCGGCTGGCCAAGTATCAGAAGCAGTTCGTGCGCGGCGCGTTCGCCAAGGGCGTGGCGGTCGGGCTGCTGTCCATCGGGCGGGGCAACGCCAAGACGGCGCTGTCTGCTGGTATCGCCCTGGGCCACCTAATTGGCGAGATTGCCCCCCAACCAAAGCGCGAAATCATCTTCGCGGCGCGGAACCGCGACCAAGCCCGGACGGCGTTCGGGTTCCTCGTCGGGTTCATCGAGGGCTTGCCAGAGGAAGAGCAGGAGCAGTTCACCATCCGGCGCGGTTCGCGGCTGGAGGTGGAGACGGCAGAGAACGGCGGCGGGCTGGCACGGGTCATCCCGGCAGACGGGCGTTCCATCCTTGGCGGCGCACCGACGCTGGCCATCTTGGACGAAAGAGCCGCGTGGGAACGCGAGAAGGGCGACAACCTTGAGAACGCCATCCTGTCCGGTCTCGGCAAGCGCGACGGCAGAGCGTTAATCATCAGCACATCAGCCCCGGACGATGCGAACACCTTTTCCCGCTGGTTAGACGAGCCACCACCGGGTTCCTACGTGCAAGAGCACCGACCGGAATCGGGCTTGCCCCCGGACGATGTGGCGTCCCTGCTGGTGGCCAACCCCGGCGCGAAAGAGGGCATCGGCAGCACCCCGGAATGGCTGGTGGCGCAGGCAAAGCGGGCCATCGCGCGGGGCGGTTCGGCGCTGTCGAGCTTCCGCAATCTCAACAGAAATGAGCGGGTCGCGTCCGGCGATCGGTCCGTGCTGGTCACGGTTGACGAATGGCTTGCGGCGGAAGTTTCTCCGGACCAACTGCCCCCGCGTGACGGGCCCGTGACGCTGGGTGTGGACCTTGGCGGTTCGCGGTCCATGTCGGCGGCGGCGCTGTATTGGCCGCAGACGGGCCGTCTCGAAACCGTGGCGGCGTTCCCGACGCAACCCGGACTTGGCGACCGTGGGGCCGCTGACGGCGTGTCCGGGCGGTATGAAGAAATGGCGGGCCGGGGCGAGCTGGTGACAATGGGCACCACCACCGTGCCTGTGGGTCAGTTCCTTGCGGCTGTCGTCGCGCGGCTGGACGGACAATCCCCGGCGGCTGTTATCGGGGACAGGTTCCGCCATGCTGAGTTCGTGGAGGCGCTACGCGCGGCAGGGCTGGAGCGTGTCCCCTGTGTGTGGCGTGGCATGGGCTGGCGCGACGGTTCCGAAGATTGCGAGCGGTTCCGGCGCGCGCTGTTCGAGGGCAAGGTTCGCTGCACCCCGTCCCTGTTGCTTCGCAGTGCCTTTGCGGACGCCATCACGCTGGTGGACCCGGCAGGCAATCACAAACTGGCCAAATCGCGCAGCACGGGCCGCATAGACGCGGCCGCGGCGGCTGTTATCGCCATCGCGCAAGGTGTGCGGATGACGGGCCAGCCTTCCACCCGGAGGGCGCTCACATGGGCATGAGACCCCGCCTAGACCGTCGCGTGACCGTCCTGCGGTCTGAGCTGGTGGAAACCGGGTTCGGCCTGTCGCAAGGGCCGTTCGAGACCGTGGGCGAGCTTTGGGCAGAGCGGCACGACGTGTCCGACGCGGAACGGTTCGCAGGGGGCCGCGTGCAGGCCACCGTTTCCACCCGCTTCACCGTTCGCAACACCGGCTTTGCACGCACCGTCACGGCAGCGGATCGGCTGCTGTGCGAGGGCGACGAGTTCAACATCATCGGCGTGAAACAGACGGAACACCGGGGAACCTATCTGGAAATCTCGGCAGTGACGGGGGGCCTATGAGCAAGCGCGACGATCACCGGCGCTATTCAAAGCACGTCACCCGCACTCGGCGCTGGCAGTCCGTCCGTCATGCCGTCCTGGAGCGCGACGGCTGGGCCTGCACCTCCTGCGGGGCGCGCGGGCGGCTTGAGGTCCACCACGTCCAGAGCGTGCGGACACGTCCCGATCTGGGGTTCGATCCCGGCAACTGCACGTCCCTGTGTGCGTCCTGTCACACGAAGATCACCCGCGTGGAGTGCGGTTTGCCGCAACTACCGGAGGACCGCCAGCAATGGCGGAAAGCTGTCGCCGATCTGGCGGCGAAACCATCAAGCGAAACGGAGAAATCACATGCTTGAGAGCGTCAAGATCCAGCGTCGGCAGTCGGAAATCCGGCAGGCGCTGGCCGATCTGGTCGGCAAGGCCACCCCGTCCGAAGATGAAACCCGCGCCATGGAAACGCTGGACGGGGAATATCGGCAGAACGAAATTCGCTTCCGGGCCGCACTGACGGCAGAGGACACGGAACGCCGCGAGGCGGGAGCCGATCTGGAAACCCGCGAGGGTCGGCAATGGGCCGATCTGGTCGGGGCCTTCGAGGTTCGCCAGATTGCGGCGGCGCTGGACCATGGCCACCAACTGACAGGCCAGACCGCCGAAGTGGTCGCGGAAATGCGGTCGCAGGGTCAGTATCAGGGCATCCCCATGCCGCTGGAGGCGCTGGAAGTTCGGAACACCGTGTCCGGCGATCTGGTATCTCCGAAGGCAACGCGGGGCATCTTCGACCGGCTGTTCCCGGCATCGGTCGCGGCACGGCTGGGCGTGGATAGCGTGGCCATCCCGTCCGGGTCGCTGGAATACCCCGTCGCCACGCAAGGCGCGGTCGCGGGCTGGGCGGCGACGGAAGGCGGCACGGTTCCCAACGCCACCGCCTACCAGACCACGGAAACCGTCCTTTCCCCGGATCACACACTTGGCGCGCACATGCGGCTTTCGCGCAAGGCGGCAAAGCAGACGGCGGGCATCGAGGAAGCCATCCGGCGCGATATGGCAGCGGCCATCGGGGCAGAGCTTGACCGGGCCATCCTGATCGGCAGCGGGTCAGCTGGCCAGCCTACGGGTCTGCTGGGGCTTGCCACGGGTTCCGGCACATGGGCCGCGACCTGGGCCACGGTTCGAACAGAGGTCGTCGCCTTCATGGAAGCCAACGCCATCAGCGACCCGGCATCGGTGCGCATGGCGATCACCCCGGCCATGTGGTCGGCGCTGGATGACGCGATCTTCGACGCGGGTTCGGGCATCACCGAATGGCAGCGGTTGACGGGCGGCATGGGCGCACCTGTTCTGTCCACCCAACTGACGGCGGATACGGCGCTGCTGTCCGTCACGGCGGGCGGGCTGTCCCCGGCGTATCTCGGCATCTGGGGCGGTGTGGACATGATCCGCGACCCCTACACCGATGCGCAAAGCGGGGGCCTGCGCCTGACGGGGCTGTTGACGGTTGATCTGGCAGTCCCGCGGGCGATCCAGCTGCGCAAGCTGGTGGCGGCAACGTAATGCTGTGGGGCGTAGCATCCGGCGCGCTGGAGCTGCGCCAAGAGGACGGGGGCGTCCGGCTATCCGGGCGCTTCCCCTATGCCACCGACACAGAGCTTGCACCGGGCCGGGTGGAGCGGATCGAGGCGCGGGCCTTTGCGGCACGGGTGGAGGCTGGCGAGGATCTTCACCTGCTGTCCGGCCACGACTACGCCAAGCCGCTGGCCAGCCGATCGGCGGGCACGCTGGAAGTGCGCGACACCGACGCGGCGCTAGAGTTCGAGGCGCGCATAGACGCGGGCACGAGCTGGGCGGCTGACTTTATCGCGGCACATCGGGCGGGGCTTGTTCGCGGCCTGTCCCCCGGCTTCCGGGTTCCGGCGGGTGGCGAGCGTGTGGAGCGGCGCGGCGCTGGCGTCGTGCGCAGCATCACCCGTGCGGACTTGTTCGAGCTGTCGGCAGTGACGCGGCCTGCCTATCCGGCGGCTCAGATTGAGGCGCGGCGCTGGCAGGCTGAAAGGGGTGAGCGCTCACCGGATCACCCCCTGAAACGCTGGAGGCTTTGACCATGGGTATTCTGGACCTGTTCCGGCGGAAACAAGTGGATCAAATTGATCCCGTTGAAACCCGCTCGGCCATGGCGAGCGGCTTTACCGCGCAAATCCTGACGGCGCGGGAGAGCTACATCACCGGGGCCGTGAACCTGGGCGAGCTGACCGCCACCGTGCAAGCCTGTGTGAGCCTGTGGGAAGGCGCGTTTCTAACGGCAGACGTGACGGGGACCGACCTACTGGACCGGCGCACCATGGCGCTGGTGGCGCGTGCGCTGGCTTTGCGGGGCGAGTTCGTCGGCATCATCGACGG